ATGGCCCACCCGACGCCCATCAAGACGATTCATGGCCAGCACTGCCATCACGGCTGGAACCATGCCAACGCTCCCGTCGAGACAGTGACCCCCGGAACCACGCTCTCCTTCGAGTGCCAGGATGCAGCGGGCGGGTACTTCACCCGAGAGGCGAAGGCGGCGGACGTGGCGACCATGCCGTTCGAGCACCTCAACCCGGTGACCGGCCCCATCTTCGTCGATGGTGCGCAACCGGGCGACATCCTCAAGGTGACGATCAACGAGTTCCGCCCCTCCGGGTTCGGCTGGACCGCCATCATCCCCGGGTTCGGACTGCTGCACGATCAGTTCACGTCCCCGGCGCTCTTCCTCTGGGACTACGACACCAGCACTCGGACACCTGCCGCCTACGCAAGCCAGGCACGAATCCCCATGAAGCCATTCGCCGGCACCATCGGGCTGGCTCCCGCCGCCGCGGGCACCCACTCCATCGTGCCGCCGAGGCGCATCGGTGGAAATCTCGACATTCGCGACCTGAGCGCCGGCAGCACGCTCTATCTCCCCGTGGAGGTCGTCGGGGGGCTGTTCTCGATCGGGGATACGCATGCCGCCCAGGGCGACGGCGAAGTCTGCGGCACCGCCATCGAAAGCGCGATGACGGCCAGCGTCACCCTGGACCTGATCAAGGACACACCCCTGGCCATGCCACGTTTCAGCACGCCAGGGCCCGTGACGCGCCACCTGGACGGCGCCGGCTATGAGGTGTTCACGGGCATCGGTCCCGACCTGATGACAGGGGCACGCCAGGCGGTGGAAGGGGCCATCGACTGGCTGGGCAAGTCTCGGAACATGCCGGCCGAACAGGCCTATGTGCTCTGCTCGGTGTGCGGCGACCTGCGCATCAGCGAGATCGTGGATGCGCCCAACTGGGTGGTCTCCTTCTATCTGTGGGTTAGCAGTAGATATGGCACCAGAGGCGCAATGTGGGACAACAAACGATGAAGTGGGATTATCTGTGACGAGGTAGGTCAGCAAGTGGCTGATATATCAGTGACTAAGGTTGACCAGGAGGGTTTATCCGGGCGCGCTGGATAAACAGAAGAAGTGCCAAAGGTGCGCGAAACAGGAAAAGGGCCGTCTCGGTATGAGGCGGCCCTTTTTGCTGGGTGTTTGGCACAGGGCTGTCAGAGCCACCCCGCCGCCCAGACGGCGCGGCCGATGATCTCCAACTCATCGAGGCGGTCGCGGGGCACCTGGATCTCCCTGTATGCCGGGTTCTCGCTGATGATCGCCACGCCATCGAAGCTGCGCTGCAGCCGCTTGGCGTAGAGGTGGTGATCCAGGCGGATGATGTAGATGCCTTCACCCTCGATGTGCGTCCTGGTGTGGTCGATCAGTACGGTGTCGCCTGCCTCGAGCACCGGCTCCATTGAGTCGCCATCCACACGGATCGCAGAGAGGTGCTCGGGAGTCAGGCCCTGCTTGCGCAAGCTGTAGCGGGTGAAAGCCAGGTGGGTAAGCACCTGGCAATTCTCGTTCCAGGCGCCGTCACCGGCACTGCATTGGGCGTCGTAGAGCGGAACCAGGGCATAGTCCGCCATGGCGGATTCGCTCTCCGGCGATGAAGCGGACGCCTCCTGGGCGCACATCAGCTCCTCGCTGGCGTTTGCATAGACCCTGTGCATCGCTCTGGCCATGTCGTCGCCATAAGCCACCCAGTCAAGCGACACACCTGCCGCCATGCACAGCCTGGCGACCCCAGCGAAGACCGGAACTGACTCTCCAGTGGTCCAGCGATTCAAGGTCGACACGGAAACACCTGCAGCGCTGGCGGCCTTTTTACGTCCTCCCAAGCGGTCTGCCACCTCTGCGATTCGAGTTCCGATTCCATCTGTGGGATTCGGAACCGGGTTTGGTTCTTTCTCGTCCAGTTCCGTTTCCATCTAAGCACCTGATTTCATTTGATTGTCGCCAAGTTTGGTGGCATCCCGGGCGAGTTGAGGAAAAAGAACACCAAACATGGGTTGATAGCGCTCCAAGTTCGGGCTAGTGTTTATGGCAAGTGCCAGGTTAGACACGCCAGAAAAACGCCACCGAGGTGACGCCATGAAGCCCGACATTCCACGCAATCCCCACCAGCGCTGGGAATGGATCAAGTACCAGCTGCGCAGCAAGGGATCCAGCCTCAGCCGTCTGGCTGGCGAGCTGGAGGTATCGGGCAGTGCCGTGCAACTAGCCAAGTACGTGCCATACCCAAGAATGGAGCGGGCGATCGCTAAGAAGCTGGCGCTTGCGCCGACCCAGATTTGGCCAGAGCGCTGGAATGCCGACGGCACTCCGGCTCGGCAGCGACCCAATCGCGCGGAAAAGCGCTCCAGCACCAACCCATCTTCGCGCCTCCATTCCGCTCAGGATAGCGATTCTAACGCTATCGCGCACCGTCAATTGGCGCGGGAGGCGTGATCATGCGACGTGTCAACGATACCGAGACGCTTGACCTCTTCGAGGTACCACGTCCGGTGATCCCAAACCCGGGTTGCGGCAACTACGCCGCCCTGGTGAGTGAGCTGGTAGGGGCGGTGCTGAAGGACACCCCGGTGGATCGCCACGAGATCGCCGCGCAGATGAGCCGCCTTTCCGGCGACGACGTCTCCAAGCACATGCTGGATGCCTGGAGCTCCCCGGCGCGGGCCGATCACAACATCCCGTTATACCGCGTGCCGCTTCTCGAGGAGGTATGCCACAGCCACGCCTTCACCGACTGGCTGGTGCACCAACGCGGCGGGCGGGTGGCCTATGGACGCGAGGCGCTGGCCGCCGAGTATGGCAAGCGCCAGCGGATGATGGACCAGCTCAAGGCCGACATGCGTGAGCTGAAACGGCTGATGGGGGAAGAGGAATGAACTGCCAGACCTCCAACCTCACCCGCGGCTGGTTCACCGCCAGGGAGCTCGCTGGGCTGCCCGGGATGCCGGGCACCGAGCGCGGCGTGAAGAAGGCCGCCGAGCGCGAAGGCTGGGAAGGCCAGCGCCGTCTGGGCACCAAGGCCCTGGAGTACGCCTTCGCCGTGCTGCCGGCCGAGACCCAGAAGGTGCTGATCGCGCGCAGCGTGGGCCAGGCCGAGCCTGAGACCGTCGAGCTCGAGGCCACCCAGCCCGCCGGCGAGATCCGGCCCGCCGACGTCGACACCCTGCGCCTTACCGACACCCAGCGCCGGGTGATGAGCGCCCGGGTCGCCTTCGTTCGCGAGATCGAGCGCATGAGCCAGCTGGTCAGCCAGCAGCAGGCCATCGAGACGTTAGTCGCCCTGGCCAAGGCCGGCGATCTAACGCCGTACCTCGCCGAGCGGGTGGTGATCGCCAACGACCGCAAGAGCGAGACTCGCACCCTCAGCGAGCGGACCCTCAAGCGCTGGGTCTCCGCCTTCAAGAAGGAGGGCGAGCGCGGCCTGGCACCCAAGCGGCGTCGCGCCGATATGAGCATGCCGCCCTGGGCGGGGGCGTTCCTGAAGCGCTACCAGCGCCCGCAGAAGCCCAGCGTCGAGGCCGCCTACCAGCTGCTGGTCGAGCAAACCGATCCGCCGCATCCCAGCATCCACCAGGTGCGCCGTTTCCTGGCCAAGCTCAGCCCCGAGGCCCGCGAGCGCGGCCGCATGGGCCCCCGAGAGCTCAAGGCCCTGCAGCCGTTCAAGCGCCGCAAGACCGAGCACCTGCTGCCCAACGACGTGTGGGTGGCCGACGGCCACACCTTCGATGCCGAGGTGATCAACCCGCTGACAGGCCAGGCCTTCCGCCCCGAGGTCACGATGATCATCGACTGGGCCACGCGCCGCATCGTCGGCTTCGCCATCAACCTGGCCGAGTCGACCCTCGCCACCCTGGACGCCCTGCGCGACGCCGTCAGCCGCGTCGGCATGTTCAACCTCTTCTACGTCGACAACGGCTCCGGCTTCGACAACGCCTCGGTCTATGAAGTGGTCGATCGTCTCGGCGGCACCATCACCCACTCGCCGCCTTACAACTCCCAGGCCCGCGGCGTCATCGAGCGCCCGCACCAGAGCATTCTGGTGAGACTGGCCCGCGAAATGCCCAGCTATATCGGCGCCGACATGGACCCCGAGGCCGCCAATCGTGTGCACAAGCTGTCGCGCAAGGCGATCAAGGAAGGCCTCAAGCCGGCGATGATTCCCACCTTCCAGGAGTTCTACGAGCGCCTGAATGCCGCCCTGGATGCCTACAACTTCCGGCCACATTCCGCGCTGCCCAAGATCCGCGACCTGGAGACCGGCCAGCGCCGCCACCAGAGCACCATGGAGGCCTGGAAGAGCGCCGAGGCCGAGGGCTTCGAGGCGCTGACCGCGCCGGCCGAAGTGGTCGCTTCGCTGATGCGCCCCCAGGAGATCCGCAAGACCCATCGCGGCGAGGTGCGCTTCGCCGGCGGCCTCTATTTCCTGCGCGAGCTGAACGACTTCCACGGCGACGAGGTGAAGGTGGCGTGGGACTACCGCGACGTCAGCCGCGTGGGCGTGTTCACCCTGGAGGGCGAGTGGATCGGCGAGGCCATCCTCGATGGCAATGCCACCCCGGCGATGCCCGCCAGCATGATCCAGCGCGCCGCCGACAAGCGCGAGGCCGGCCAGCTGAGCCGACTGGTCAAGAAGGCCAAGACCATCACCGGCCAGGACGTCGAGATCCGCACCCTCGAGCCGGCCACCGAGCGCACCTATGACGAGCGCCGCCTTGAAGCCGGCCGTGCCAAGGCCCGCGAGCTGGCCGCGCCCCAGGCGCAGACCTTCGAGATTCCACGCGACCCCACCCAGCGCTATCGCCTGTGGCAGCAGCTGGACGCGCGTCAGCACTCCGGCGAGGTGCTCGCCGAGCAAGAGAAGAAGTGGTGGGAGAACTACCCGAAGACGACAGGATTCCGCGCCATCCAGCGCGTGATGGATGCCGAGGGACGGCAATCCCCCGGCACCCGGCGGGCCATGTAAAGGCATGGCCCATGACACCCAAGCAAGTGAGGACTGATATGAGCGTCAACACCATTGTACCACTGACCAACGTGGGCCTCCTGGCCACCGCCGTCGAGAACGTGATGAACCGGCCGCCGGAGCTGCCCGGGGTCGCGGTGATGTACGGCTTCAGCGGGCTGGGCAAGAGCCTGGCCGCCGCCTACACCGCTAACCTGCACCGCGCCTACTACCTGCAGTGTAGGGAGAGCTTCACCCGCAAGGCCTTCGTGCAGGCCATGCTGCGCGAGATGGGCATCACGCCGATGAAGACGCTGAACGAGATGATCGACCAGGTCGCCGAACAGCTCAGCCGCTCAGGCCGTCCGCTGATCATCGATGACGTGCAGTACGTCATCGAGAAGAGCGCCGCCAACATCATCACCGACCTCTACGAGGCCAGCCAGGGCACCCTGGTGCTGATCGGCGAGGAGCATGTGCCCACCGCCATGAGCAAGCGCCTGGAGCGCCTGCACAACCGGGTGCTGGAGTGGGTGCCCGCCCAGGAGGCCACGCTGGACGACGTGCGCCTGTTGGCCGAGAAGAGCTACCCCGACATCGAGATCGGCGTCGACCTGCTCGAGCGGGTGAATACCCGGGTGCGTGGCTGCCTGCGCCGGGTGGCGGTGAACCTCTACCAGATCCACAGCGAGGCGCTGGCCAACGGCTGGGCCCACGTGGACCTAGCCACCTGGGGGGATCGTGACATCCACACCGGCCAAGCGCCGGCACGGAGGGGCTGACCATGTCACGCAAGCCCGTCCATCTCGAAGCCCAGGGCCCCAAGGGCGACCGCCAAACGATGTGGGAAGTGGTGCGCCGCCTGCATGCCGACGAGCTACCGATCAGCGCCCCCGAGATCCGTGGCCAGCTGAGCGGCGCGGTGCCGCTGGGGCGCGTGCGCGACTACGTGACCGGCCTGGAGCGCGCCGGCTACCTGGCCCGTCTGGAGGAGCCCCGCAAGAACGGCGAGGCGGTGCACTACCGACTGGACCGGGACGTCGGCGTTGAGGCCCCGCGAGTCAACAGGGATGGCCGCCACGTCACCCAGGGCCTGGCCCGCGAGCAGCTGTGGCGCACGCTCAAGATTCTCGGCGACTTCAGTGCCGCCGAGCTGGCCGATGCCGCCAGCACCCCCGCGGTGCGGGTGGCCGAGCCCAGCGCCGCCGAGTACTGCCACTTCCTGGAGCGTGCTGGCTATCTGCGCATCACCCGCCAGGCCAGCCCCGGGATCGCTGCGCGCTACAGGCTGGTGCCCAGCCGCTGGAGCGGCCCGCGCCCACCGATGATCCAGCGCGTGAAGCAGCTCTATGACCCCAACCTGGGCGAGGTCGTGTACACCCGCGAGCCCAGCGCGGAAGGAGGTGCCGAATGAGCCCGCGCAACCCCCGCCCGGTGGATCTCTCCGCCTGGGGCCCCGAGCCGCCGCGCTGGATCCGCCTGCTGGCCAGCGAGGTGCAGGCCAGCAACCGCACTGAGACCGGCCTGCGAATCGGCATCTCACGCACCGCGGTGTCGCTGTGCCTGGCCAACAAGTACTCGAGCCCCAGCACCGCCGGCATCGAGCGACGCGTGCTGGCCGCACTGGATGGCCGCGACTGCCCCGCCCAGGGCAAGCGCATCAGCGCCGAGGCCTGCCGGGAGTTCCGCGCCCGCCCGGCCCCCACCCACAACCCCATGGCGATGCGCATCTGGCGCACCTGCCAGGGCTGCCCGCACAACCCCGAATGCGAGAGCGCGCGCGGGCAGGACGCCAAGGGAGGTGAGTCATGACCATCCGTGGCATCTGCCCCGAGTGCGGGCTCTCCGCCGAGCTGGCGGCATTCGTCACCCAGGGCGAGCACAACCAGGCGCTGGCCGCCGCGCTGGAGATCCCCGCGCTGCTCGGCCCCCGCGTGGTGCGCTACCTGGGCCTGCACCGGCCGCCCAGCCGGGCGCTGGCCGGGGCCAAGGCGGTGCGCCTGCTCACCGAGCTCCGCGACGTGATCGTCAGCGGGCGCATCGAGCGCAAGGGCATCAGCCGCCCGGCGCCGCTGCAAGCCTGGATCGCCGCCCTGGACAAGCTCCTCGAGCGCCCACCCAGCAAGTTGCCGCTCTCCGGTCATGGGTATCTCTTCGAGATTGTCGCCAGCGAGGCCGACCGGCTCGACGCCGAGGCCGAGAAGCGCAAGGAAGAGGCCGTTAGAAGCGGGGCCAGCGCACCGCCTTCTAACGCCTCGCCCGCCGTACGCGAGCGCAGCACCGAGGACGTGCTCGCCGAGCACCGCCGCCTGGCCGCCCAGGGTGGAAAGCCCCGGGCAGGCGGCAAGGAAGCGGCACCGCGCCGCGGCAAGCAAACCATCAGCCAGCTGCTGGAGGGCGCACCGCGCCCCGAGGAAGGCGAGTCATGAGCGAGCAACCCATCATCCGCAACCCCTACCAGGCCCCGCGCGTCGCCTACCGCCCGCGCTACGCCTGCCCGGAGTGCGGCCCACTGGGCAGCAACGAGTTCACCCTCGACCACCGCTGCGCCCGCTGCAACCGCCCGGTCCTGGCGATTCGCAAGCTCAGCGAGCGACACGACCGTGTGATGGTCAGCCTGCCGCGCCGTGACCTGGAGCTGATCATCGAGCACTGCGGCTGCGCCTACACCCACACCGCCCTGCACGAGCTGCTGGAGGCCCACGATGCGGACCTATAGCGACGCCACCCTCGAGCACTACGCCGACCGCTTCATCGCCCTGCGCCTGGCGCGGCACGGCGTCAACCTCGAGCAGTACCTGGCCAACCCGGCGCGCTTCGAGCGCCTGGCCCTGGAGCCCGAGCCCCCGCTGCCCGCCCAGCAGGCCGCTGCCCTGCGCCTGTGGTGGGCCTGGGATACCGGCCTGGCGCCGGCCGGGGCCAGCACCGTTCCCACGGCGCTGCCTGCCAACTACCAGTGCTGGCGCGAGCTGATCGCCCAGTGGCGCCATGCCGAGGCCACGGTGGAGCGCGACATCGCCCACCTGCCGCGCCGCAATGGCGCCTTCATCGAGCCGCTGCATCACCACCGCTTCCCGCGCGGTGGCCAATCCGACTTCACCAAGCGAGGAGCCTGACCATGAACGCCAAGACCCCCACCGCCGACAGCGTGCCCGAGGGCTTCCGCCAGGATGCCAAGGGCCGGCTGGTGCCCGAGGACCAGATCAAGGAGATCGACAAGCTGCGCGACGAGTTCGTGCTCTCCATCGTCGACCGCGCCTGCGAGCTGCGTGACGAGCTGCGCGACTTCAAGGGCGACGTCTTCTCCGAGATCGAGGCCTTCGTCGAGACCAGCGCCCAGGAGTACGACGTCCAGATCGGCGGCAAGAAGGGCAACGTCCAACTCACCAGCTTCGACGGCCAGTACAAGGTGATCCGCGCCATCCAGGAGCACATCACCTTCGACGAGCGCCTGCAGGCCGCCAAGGGGCTGATCGACGAGTGCCTCAAGGAGTGGACCGCCGACGCCCGGCCCGAGATCGCCACCATCGTCCAGGACGCCTTCCGGGTGGACGCCGCCGGCAACATCCGCACCGGCCAGGTGCTCGGCCTGCGCCGGCTCAACATCCAGGACCCGCGCTGGCTGCGCGCCATGGATGCCATCGCCGACGCCGTGCAGGTCACCGGCTCCAAGAGCTACGTGCGCATCTACAAGCGCGACGAGAGCGGCCGTTACCTGCCCATCAGCCTGAACATCGCGGAGGTGTGAGATGCAGTTCGATGAAACCGAGTTTTCGAAGCTGAGCACCAAGGCTGACCGTGCCCGGTATCTGCTGAGAGTTGGTGTGACAGCCAGGCTGACCATCGACCCGGAAAAACTTCATCCGGCTTATGTGCCGAAGGTTGGCGACATCCTCATGGCCTCGCTATGCGGCTATTTCGATAGCGAAGAGGGCGCGATAGAAGCTGGCACCAAAAGGCTTCAGGACTACGCCGGCGAGGAGGTGTGTGATGCCTAGCAAGTGCGAGTTCTTCCATCGACTCCAGGCGCGCGGGGTGACCCCCGCCGCCGCCAAGAAATGGCTGAAGGCCAACCCCCCGCCCAAGGGCTGGAAGCACAGCGCCTGGCGCTGGGCCTTCGAGAACATGACCCCGGAGGTGTGACATGAGCACCGCAACCCAGGGGCCCACCGGGCCCCGCTGCACCATCACCATCGAGCAGGGCGAGGCCGGCGTCATCGTCGCCGCCGAGCTCGGCGAGGGCCTGGACTTCCGCGAGCCCATGCTCACCCAGGCCCTGGCGCTGAGCGGTATCGACGCCATCAACCGCCAGCTCGCCGACCTGCGCGAGATCGCCGAGGCCAGCGGCCAGCCGCTGCACCCCACCCGCCCCTACAACCACTGAGGTGACTGCGATGAACGAGCCGATCCTGATCCGCGTGCGGCTCAGCACGCAGACCTACACCGCCAGCGCCGCCGGCAAGCGCGCCAGCGCTACCGCCGGGCACCGCCAGGCCGCCGAGCGCCTGGCCGAGAAGCTGGCCGAGCCCGGCACCTGTGAGCTGTGCTTCGCCGGCATCGACAACCGCGACCCGGCCCGCGCGGTGCACTGCTACAAGCTCTACCCCAACCCGCAATAGCGAAACGTCCCGGCTCTGATTCAGAGCCGGGCGTCGTCCGGCGGTGGTGCGCCGGGCCTGATGAGCAGCCAACGAGGTGACGTGTGAACAAGTGGCAACAGCTCGAGGAGCAACTCAAGGGCGTATTCGGCAGCGCGACGATACTGGCCGATGGCCACGAGGTGATATTCCAGAAGCGCCTCGACGGCGAGAAGCTGGTGATCCAGGTCGGCGTCGACGGCTGGATCAAGGGCACTTGGCACAAGGTTGACGAGCACGGCAATCCAGAGCACCCCGAGGGGCGCTTCTGGCGACCCATGAAGCGCCGCGCCTGGCAGCTCAAGCAGTACAAGGAGCTGAAAAAGGTCTTCGGCAAGAAGAAGGCCGACGAGATGACGGCCCTGCGCACCGTGGCCTTCAGCCCCTACTGGGGTAGCCCGCGTCCGCTGATCAGCCACCTCAAGCGCCACTTCCCGGATCTCGAGCTTAAGCGCGACGAGGTGACGTCATGATCAGCAAGGGCAAGCTCGCCCAGATCCATATCGCCAAGGCCCAGCTCGGCCTGAGCGATGACGAGTACCGGGCTATCCTGGCGCGCACCGCCGGGGTGAGCAGTGCCAAACAGCTCACCAACCGCAACGTCGGCAACGTGCTCCACGAGTTCCGCCGGCTGGGCTTCGTGCCTAAGCCGGCCAAGAAGGCCGGGCGGAAGGCGCCGCGCCCGCCGCGCAGCCGCGCCCGGGTAATGGACAAGATCGAGGCCATGCTCGCCGAGGCCGGCCGCCCCTGGGGCTACGCCGACGGCATGGCCCGCCACATGTTCCAGGTCGAGCGGGTCGACTGGCTCGACGACGACCAGCTCCAACGGCTGATGCAGGCGTTGATCATCGACGCCAAGCGGCACAAGAGGTACCCCGATGAGTGATGACAACCTGGATCTCGGCTTCGCCATCCCCGACGACGCCCTGGAGCGACTCGAGGACCCCGAGCTGCTCAAGAAGTGGCCCCAGGGCCTCACCGACATGATCATGGTGATCGAGGCCGCCATGGTGCGCCGTGGCGCCACCCGCGAGCAGGCCCGCCGGGTCGCCTTCGTGGCGGTGCGGGCCCTCAGCCAGTTCGCCGGTGGGCGCAGCTTCTACATCCCCAAAGGCGAGGCGCTGGACCGCGCCCTGCGCGACCGTGAGCTATGGGAGCGCTTCGACGGCAGCAACGTCAGTGAGCTGGCCGCCTGGGCGCACCTGACGGAGGTGCAGGTCTACGCCATACTGGCAGAGCAGAGGAAGCTGGCGCGCCGGAGAGTGCAGCCAGGGCTGTTTGAACACCAGGCCTGAGGGGAACAGGGCATGAAGAGAAAAACGATAATAGGGATCGTCCTGCTGTGCGCAGGACTCGCGGGGTGCTCATCCACCCCGGTCAACAAGGAGACACGCTCGGGATACGCCGAGGCGATGATTCCGCACCTCAGCGGCGAGGAGATCCGCGATAGGATTGTGTCTCGCTGCCTGGATCGTGGCTTTTCGATCGACACTTCTACCGAGACCCAGGTGGTCTGTCGCCAGCGGATAGACGGTGCGGCAGGCATCATGACCTGGGCCATGATCGGCAACAGTTACTCCACCCAGCCCGATGCAGTGCTGCGCTTCACCATTGCCAACAGCGAAGGCGCCTACCGTGTGGTGGCACAGCCTCATGCCGAGACCCAGATGGCCATGGGCCAGATGCAGCGCATGGACTTGAAAGCGAACAACGAGCTGCGCAACAACATCCAGGCCTTTCTGGACTCGCTCTAGCCCGGCTTTACAGCCCGCCCACGATCACGCTAAATACCTCCACCACGCCCCGCCATCGAGCGGGGCGTTTTTGTAAGACGCCTGATTGCCGGGCATCTATAGCCAGCCTCTAGCCTGAATTCATAAGAGACATGAATCCATCAGGCGAGGTTCCCCGTGTTATCAAGAAAGGTTTTGGACAAGCTGCGCGTTGGCCCCTGGCTGGTCGCCGCGCTGATCATGGCCGCCGTCGTCGGCCTGCTCTACCCCCACCAGTTGGGCGTGCTGTTGTGGAGCCTGACCAAGCTGAGCTTCGGCGCCTACCTCGGTTACTGGATCGACCGCTCGATCTTCCCCTATGCCCGCCCGGGCGATGCCCTGGATCCACCCCCGCCGGAAGCCCGCGACTACTATCTGCCGTTGATGGTCGAGGAAGGCATGATGGACCCCGCCATGCTGATGCTGCGCCGGGCGATTATCATCGCCGCCGCCATCATCGCGCTGGGGCTGGGGGTGTAACGTGGCCCTCGATCGGCGCACCGTGCTGGCGGCCATTGCCGCGGAGACCGCGGACCGTTCCGGCCCCATGCCGGTATGGCTGGTGGAGGTGGCGGCCAACGCCAAGACCAAGCCCGAACGAGACTTCGTGGCCACCGAGCTGATCGCGCTGCGCCAGGAGCAGCTGATCGAGTGCCACCGCCAGAACGGCGCCAGCGGGATCTCGTTGACCGAGGCCGGCCGCGCCGAGCTCAGGGCCCTCAACCAGGGCAAGCCTTCGCCGGCTGCCTCTCGGCCAGCCCCCACCCCGGCCGCCCCAGTGCCGCCGGGCGCGCCCCCAGTGTCCGAGGTGGTGTCTGAGTCGGCGCCCCCGGCGCCACCTGGCGACGCCTTGCTGCCGGTGGCGGAGATCCTTGACCCCATCGATCAACCTCGGCTTTACGCCCTGGTGATGGCGCTTTCGCGCGTGACCATGAGCGAGCTCGAGGCTGCTATCGAGACGCGCGACCTGGCCCGGGCCCGCGAGCTGCAGGCCCTGCTGGACGGGGTGCGTCGGCACCTGGGGAGGCCGTCATGAAGTCGCGCATGCCACCTTGCCTCGAGCCGTACCTGGGGATTGCCGTGTGGGGCCTGGCGGCGGTGCTGTGGTACCTGGTCCTGTGGACGCTGCTGGCGTGCCGCGCGCTGGCCAGCCGCTATGGGCTGGCGGCACTGCTGGTGGTGTTGATCATCGTCAGTTGCCAGCCCGTCAGCGCACAGGGCATCCCTTCCGCCGCTGCCCAGTATCAGCGCGAGCTGACCCGCGTGGTTCAGCACGAGTGGGGAATGAATGGCCGGGTGGCGGTGCATGCCGCACAGATCCACCAGGAAAGCGCCTGGCGCCCCCACGTCAATAGCCCGGTGGGCGCCCAGGGTCTGAGTCAGTTCATACCGACGACCTCGGCATGGATCGTCGAGATCTATCCGGATCTCGGCACCGCTGCGCCTTACTCCCCAGGCTGGGCGATGCGCGCCCAGGCCCGTTACAACAAATGGCATTGGAACCGCCTTGCCGGCACGGCCGATCAGTGCGAGCGCTGGGCGATGACCATGAGCGCCTACAACGGCGGGCTTGGGTGGGTGAATCGCGACCGGCGCCTGGCGCGCGCCGCCGGCGACGACGATGCCCGGTGGTTTGGCCACGTGGAGCGCTACACGAACCGCGCCGGCTGGGCCGAACGCGAGAACCGCGACTATGTGCGACGCATCCTGCTGACCCTGACCCCGCGCTATGTGCGAGCTGGCTGGGCGGGAGGTGCCCCGTGCTAAGCGTCGCTCGCAAGCTGGTGCCCGCCTGGGTGTGGGCCGCACTGCTCGGCCTGCTGGCCTTGGGTGGACTGGGCTGGTGGGGCGTGACCACCTGGGAGGGCCGCGTGGCCGAACGCGAGGCGCTCGCCCAGGAGGTGGAAGCCCTGACCGCCAACCGCGACCGCTGGCAGCAGCGCACCATGGACGTGCTCGAGCAGCTGGGCCAGGCCCGCGAGCGCACCCGCCAGGCCGAGGCCGCGCTGGCCGAGCTGCAGGAAGCTCTGGCCGAACGCGACGCCGACTATCGCGAGATCCGCCGGCGTATCCGCGAGGCCCCTGCGCAGGACGACGGCCCCGTGGCCCCGGTGCTGCGTCGCGCCCTGGAGGAGCTGCCTCATGCCGATTGAAGGAATTGTGTTCCTGGTGCTGATGATCGTCGGCGGCGGCCTTCAGGTGTATTACACCTGGGGCTGGAATCAGTGGCCGGCGAGATGGGTCCCTCTTATCCCCTGGCTGGTGGTGCTGGCATTGATGCTGCTCAACGGCTGCACCACCCGCGAGGCACCGCCCCCCGAGCCGCCGCCGCTGCCCGCCCCGGTGCTGTGCGCGCCTTCGGTGGGGGCCACCGAGCCGGAGCCGGAGCCGGATCGACCGGGCGAAAGCGCCACCCAGCAGGACGTCGCCCTCTACCTGATCGACCTGCACCGCTGGGGCTGGCGTGGCTGGCGCCGCCTGGCAAGCGTTAGAGAGACCGGCGCGACCTGCGCCTCTAACGCCCAAGAACCGACAACCAACGAGCCGAGGGAATGATGGGAGCCATCGACTGGACCGCCGCGCGCTTCTTCTTCGACGTGATCTCCGCGCTGTTCATGGTGGGGGTGGCCATCTACGTGTGGTGGAGCAATCGCAACCGCGCCACCGGCGACGCCATCCAGGATGTGCACGCCCGGCTAGATCAGGTGGACCGGCACGTCGCCCGCATCGAGCAGACGCTCGACAGCCGCCCGGGCTACGCCGAGATCGACGTGCTGCGCGCCGAGATGGCCACGATCAGCCGCGGCATGGCCGAGATCAGCGCCCAGATGCAGAGCACCACGGCACTGCTGGGCCGCCTGCATGAATACCTGCTCACGGAGAAGGGGAACACGCGATGAGCACCGACTTTCAGGACTTCGAAACCGAGGGGCGCCGGCTGGGCATCCTGCGCATCCTGTCGCGCCGCAACCAGTTCACCACCAACGAGTACAGCCTGCACGACGAGTTGAAGGGCGCCTACGCCCACCACGTCAGCCGCGATCGCCTGCATGGGGATCTCGCCTGGCTGGAGGAGCAGCAGTTGGTGATCACCCAGCAGCCGCGCGCCGGCTGGATCATCACCCTCACCGCCCGCGGCTCGGATGTGGCCGAGGGCCTGGCTCAGGTGCCCGGGGTGGCCAAGCCGCGCCCGGGCATCCGCTGAGGAGCCGCCCATGCCTCCACGCAACAAGGTCTACGACCTGCCGCCGGAGATCCGCGAGGCGCTCAACGAGCGCCTGGTCAGCACCGGTTTCCAGGGCTACGAGGAGCTCGCCGCCTGGCTCGAGGAGCAGGGCCACAAGATCTCCAAGAGTAGCGTGCACCGCTACGGCCAGGATCTTCGCGAGGAGTTTGAGGAGGCCATGGGCGACGTGCGCAAGACCACCGAACTGGCCCGCGCCATGGCCGCTCAGGACGACGACGAAAGCGGCCATCTGATCGACGCCACGGCCCGGATGGTGCAGGACCAGCTTCTGCGCATCACCATCGCTATGCGCAAGGCCGAGGAGGACCCGGCCAAGGCCGCCAAGCAGTTGGGTAGCGTGACCCGAGCGTTGGCCGAGATCGGCCGCGTCTCCCTAGGGCAGAAGAAGTGGGCCCGCGAGCTGCGCGTGGAGGTGGCCCGCGAAGCGGCCGAAGCCGCCGAGGGCGCCATGGCCAACCAGGGCATGAGCCGCGAGGCCATCGACTCGATCAAGCGCGACATTTTGGGGATCGCCTGATGAGTGCGCTGCCTGAATCCGTGCTGCTGCCCTACCAGAAGGCGTGGATCGAGGACGACGCCGACCTCAAGATCGCCGAGAAGAGCCGACGCACCGGCCTGACTTGGGGCGAGGCGGCCGATGCCGTGCTGAGTGCCAGCGCGGCCCGCACGGCCGGTGGCTGCAATCACTTCTATGTGGGCTCCAACAAGGAGATGGCCATCGAGTTTATCGACGCCTGTGCCATGTGGGCCAGGGCGTTCGACCGAGCCGCCAGCGCCATCCAGGAGGAGGTGCTGCACGACGAGGACAAGGACATCCTCACCTTCAACATCCACTTCGCCAGCGGCTTCAAGATCCAGGCGTTGAGCTCGCGACCCAGCAACCTTCGGGGTCGCCAGGGTAACGTGACTATCGACGAGGCCGCCTTCCACGAGAAGCTGGCTGAGGTGCTCAAGGCGGCCCTGGCGCTGACCATGTGGGGCTCGAAGGTGCGCTTGATCAGCACCCACAACGGCGTCGACAACCTGTTCAACGACCTGATCCAGGACAGCCGGGCCGGCAAGAAGCGCTACAGCGTGCACCGCATCACCCTGGATGACGCCTGCGAGCAGGGCCTCTATCAGCGCATCTGCCAGGTGCGCGGCATCGAATGGAGCCAGGCCGCCGAGGACGAGTGGAAGGCCAACCTGCTGGCCGACACCGCCACCCGAGAGGATGCCCTCGAGGAGTACTATTGCGTGCCCAAGAGTGGCGGTGGGGCGTACCTCTCACGCGCCTTGATCGAGGCGCGCATGATCGATGCCCCAGTGCTGCGCTTCGAGGGAAGCGCCGAGTTCAACGCCGTGCCGGAGCGCTATCGGGCGCTGGAGGTCGAGGAGTGGTGCCAGCGTGAACTGGCCCCGCTGCTCGAGCAGCTCGATCGCCGCGATGAGCACGTCTTCGGCGAGGACTTCGGCCGCTCCGGGGATCTCACCGTGATCGCGCCCATGGCCATCACCGCCCACCTGGTGCGCCGCGTGCCGTTCCTGGTTGAGCTGCGCAACGTGCCCTTCAAGCAGCAGGAGCAGGTGCTGTTCTTCATCGTCGACCGCCTGCCACGGCTGCGGGGCGGCAAGCTGGACGGGCGCGGCAACGGCCAGTATCTGGCCGAGCAGGCGGTGGAACGCTACGGCAGCACCGTGGAGGCGGTGATGCTCACCCAGGGCTGGTACCTGGAGAACATGCCGCCCTTCAAGGCCGCCTTCGAGGATGCCGGCATCGAGATCCCGCGCGACCGTGACACCGGCGACGACCTTCGCGCCCTGGAGGTGATCAAGGGCGTGCCCAAGCTGCCCGATGCCAAGACCGGCGCGAAAGGCGACCGCCACGGCGACGCCGCCATCGCCCTGGTGCTGGCCCACGCCGCTAGCCTCGACGACGCCGTGACCATCGACTTTATCCCGGTGCCCCGAGGCTCCGCATCGGCCTTCGCAGATGACGACGACAACATGACAACCGACTGGGGAGGTGGCGCATGGTAGCCATTCGAGGATTGATCAACCGCCTGTGGGGCGGTGGCCACCAGGCGCTGGACGAACAGCAGACCGAGGAAGACGCCGCCGGGACCGCCCGCATCGGCTCGCTGAAGCGCGAGTTCGCCGAGCATCCCAGTAAGGGGCTGACTCCGGCCAAGCTCTACCAGGTCCTCGAGGAGGCCGAGCAGGGCCAGCTCAAGGCCCAGCATGAGCTGTTCGACGACATGGAGGAGAAGGACGCCCAGATCGGCGCCGACCTCGGCAAGCGCCGCCAGCTCGCTGCCGAGCTGGAGTGGCAGATCGTCCCGCCGGATGGCGCCGATGCACGCGAGAAGCGCGCCGCCGACCAGGCCGCCGAAGTGTTCTCGGGCTTCGAGGTCGAGGATCTGATTCTCGACCTCGGCCAGGGCATCGGCCACGGCTGGGCCAATCTGGAGCTTACCTGGTCGCGCGACGGCGCCACCCGCTATATCGAGCAGCCGACGCTGCGGCCCCACAGCTGGTTCCGGCTGCATCCGCACGATCAGAACGTCATCACCCTGCGCGACCACAGCGCCACCGGCGCCGAGCTTTGGCCGCTGGGATGGGTACAGCACCGCCACCGCGCCAAGGCAGGCTACGTGGCCCGCATGGGCCTGCACCGCATGCTCGCCTGGCCATACCTGTTCCAGAACTACGCCCTGGGCGACCTGGCCGAGCTGCTGGAGGTCTACGGCCTGCCCGGGGTGGTGGGCAAGTTCCCCAAGAACGCCACCGACAAGGAGAAGGCCACGCTGCTGCGTGCCGTGGTGAGCATGGGCAAGGATGCTCGCGGCATCATCCCCGAGGGCATGGCGATCGAGTTCCAGGAGGCTGCCGGCAAGGGCACCAGCGCCGACCTCTACAAAACCATGATGGACTGGTGCGAGCGCGCCAAGGCCAAGGCAATTCTCGGCGGCACCCTGACCAGCGGCACCGGCGAGGGCACCAACACCAATGCCTTGGGCAACGTGCACGAGCGCGGCCAGGCCAGCCTGATCCGCTCCGACATCCGCCAGTACGCCGGTACCATTCGCCGAGCGATCCTGTGGCCCATGGCGGCGCTCAACTTCGGTATCGAGAAGGCCAACCGCGCCCCGCGCTTCTACCTCGACCCCGGCGAGACCGAGGACTTCAAGCAGCTGGCCGAGACCCTGCCCACCTTCGTCGACATGGGCGCGCGCATCCCCAAGTGGTGGTTCCACGAGAAGAGCGGTATCCCCGAGGCCGGCGAGAACGAGGAGATCCTCACGCCCCGCGCCCAGCCTGCCGATCCGTTCGCCGGCCCGGCGGCCCTGAAGGGGCCGATCCTGCCGATCCTGCGGGGGCGGCGCCCGACAGCGGCGTTGGCAGCGCTGCGCCAGGGCGACGATGCCGGCCCGGTGGAGCTGCTCGCCGATGGTACCGCCGAGACCGTCCAGCCCCAGGTACTGGCCTGGCTCGAGACCATCGAGGAGATGCTGGCCAGCGCCGGCAGCCTCGAGGAGTTCCGCGAGATGCTGCTGGCCGCCTATGACCGTCTGCCCACCGAGGGCGTGGCCGACGCCTTGGGTGACGCCCTGGAGGCCGCCCAGGCCGCCGGGCGCTTCGACGTCGAGGTGCAGGCCGATGAGGCCGAGGGCAGCGCATGACCACGCCCCAGCAGCCCAGCGCCGTCAGCGGGACTTTCCGCCGGCCGTTCGCCGAACAGGTGGCGTTCTTCCGCGCCCGGCTGGCCAATCTGTTGCCGACCGAGCGCTGGGACGATATCGAGCGCCAGGCTCACGACGCGGCATTCGTCGTCGCGGGTGCGACCAAGGCCAGCCTGCTGGCTGACCTGGCGGCGGCGGTGGATCGCAGCATCAGCGAGGGCCAGAGCCTGGAGCAGTTTCGCCGCGACTTCCGCGACACGGTAGAGCGCCGCGGCTGGCACAACTGGACCGGCGAGGGATCGCTCGCCGGTGAGGCGTGGCGCACCCGGGTGATCTACACCACTAACGCTCGCACCAGCTACGCCGCCGGGCGCCGCGCGCAGATCCGCGAGGGCGGCTTCGCCTTTCGCGTCTACCGCCACGGGGGCAGTGCCGAGCCGCGCCCCGAGCACCTGGGTTGGGATGGCCTGACCCTGCCGGCAGACCACGAATTCTGGGAGAGCCACGCGCCGCCTAACGGCTGGGGGTGCAGCTGCTACGAGCTGGGGGCCCGCTCCGAGGAGGGCGCCCAGCGCCTGGGGGGCAACCCATCGAAGCGCCTGCCGGCGGACTGGAGCGCCACCGACCAGCGCACCGGCGCACCGCCTGGCATCGACCGCGGCTGGGACTACGCCCCGGGCGATAGCGTGCAGGATGCGGTACGCGCAGGCACCGAGACCCTCTCGCGCTTGCCGGCGGCACTCTCGGCGGCGGCGATCCGCGACTGGCAGCGTCGCGACATCCAGGCGCCAGGCCTCATGGAGGACGACGATGTATAGCGTGGAGATCACCGGGCACGAGGCGTTGTTGGACACCCTGAACCGCCTACTGTCGGCCGGGGAGAACACCCTGCCGGCCATGCAGGACATCGGGGAGTACTTGATCGGTAGCACTCGCCAGCGCTTCCACGACATGCAGGGACCCAATGGCGAGCCCTGGGTGCCCAACACTGAGACGACCCAGGATGCCACCGAGGCACGGGGCGATCGCTACGACCCCCGGCCGCTGTTCGGCCCCACCAAGCGCCTCTCCTCCGAGATCCTCGCCTTCCCCAGTAATCATGCGGTGGCGGTGGGCTCGGCGCTGATCCAGGCGGCAGTGATGCAGTTCGGCGCCGAGCAGGGAGAGTTCGGCACCTCCTCCAGGGGCGGGCCGCTGCCCTGGGGGGATATCCCCGCCCGGCCGTTCATCGGCATCTCCGATGCCGATGAGGTGCAGGTCCTGGAGATCCTCAACGGCTATCTGGCCGAGGCCCTCGAGACGAGGTGATCGTCCACGCCCTTGAGGCACTCGAGCACTACCTGATGCGCTAAACACCCCGCCTGCCTGTAGGCCCCTGTGAGCCTCTCTGAGCCGCTACCCGCTACGCTGGCCCGCGTTTTCCCGGCGAGCCCCGTTAGACCCGCGTTAGAAAAGCGAGACGGGGCATTGCCACCCGAGGGCGGTGGACGATAGGGGCGCTATAGTGAATGATGAGCCGCATTCGATAACACAATGACGCAGGGATGGGTTCGGTATGGAGGAGGTGAAGGACGATATGTTGCGCTTGCACCTGGTGTATGACGGTCCCGCCCTGGAAGAGCATCGGATGGACGTGCGTGCCCTCGCTCCGGCGCTGTTAGCCGTGGGTGACCTGGTCGAGCGCGCCAACGAGATCCTCAACGGCGACCAGGCCAAGGTCAGCGTCAACGTGCATGCCTCCTTCAAGACCGGCTCCTTCGGCGTCGACCTGGAAACCATGCAGACCCTGTGGGGCCGCATACAGGACCTGGTCAGCAACCACCATGTCACCTCGATCGCGACCCTGTGCGGCTTGCTCGGACTGACCGCCCGGGATGCCGCGCGAAGCGTGGTCGCCGTGGTGCGCTGGATGCGCGGCCGCCAGATCACACGGGTCGAGCCGCTGGGCGATGGCGTCGTCCGCCTGCACATCAACGATGAGCACCTCGATACCGAGGAACGCATCATCCAGCTGGTGCGCGACTACAAGCTGCGCAAGGCGCTGGAGGGAATGATCAGTGAGCCCCTGGAGCGTGAGGGCATCGATTCGGTATCGGTGCTGCCGCGCAAGGGTGGCGAGGTGGTCATGCACGTGGAGCGCGACGAGGCCCCTTACTTCAAGGCGCCGCCGGCAGAAGACGAGATCCTCGATGAGGATACCTTCGTGGCCAACCTGCAGGTGGTCACGGTGGCCTTCCAGGATGGCAACAAGTGGCGCTTTACCGAGGGTGGAGGCGGTAACGCCTTCTTCGCCAACGTGCTGGACGAGGCCTTCCTGAAGCGCGTGCAGCTCAATCAGGAGAACTTCGCCAAGGATGACATCATCCGAGCGAAGGTCTGTCGCCGTCAGCGCATCACGCCCCAGGGGCTTCGCGCCGACTACGAGATCCTGGAGGTCATCGACCATCGCAGTGCCTCGCCGAAGGTGCAGTTCGGTATCGACTTCGGCGATCCGTCGTGATTTCTTGACCGCCTGAGGCGCCACCCCTGGCGCCTTCAGGACCTCCAAATTTCCCAAGCCCCTTTAAATCCGCCCCCCGGTTCCCGGGCGCCATGCTGCGCCCATGACCACGCAACGCTCCACCTCACCCCTGGCCGCTCTGGCGGCTCGCCCGGCACAGCCCGTTGCCGCTTGCGCCTTGGCCGTTAGCCTCGACCGGGGTGAGGCCAAGACGCGGCTGATTCCCGCCGGGCAGTTCGATGCCCCGCGGGGCTCGATGCGCGGTGGCGGTCCCTGGCGCCTAGACGAGACCCATGCCCGCCGCATCATCGAGATGGCGGCGGCGCGCGGTACCGACATCGTCGTCGACTATGAGCATCAAACCCTGCTCAGCGAGAGCAACGGCCAGCCGGCCCCGGCGGCCGGCTGGGTCGACCCGCGCTCGCTGGAGTGGCGCGACGATGGCCTCTATGGACGTATCCAGTGGACGGCGGCTGCCAAGCGGTCCGTGGCGCCTGGCCCCGAGGGCGAGCCCCCCGAGTACCGCTACCTCTCCCCTGTATTCCCGTATGCCGCCGAGACCGGCGACGTGCTGGACCTGCTGCACCTTTCCCTGACCAACAATCCCGCCATCAGCGATGGCGATGCCGTTCTGGCTGCCGCCCGCCGTGCGGCTGCTGCCGAGCCTCACGATCCCCATGCCACCCATCAAGAGGATGACGCTGTGAACCGTGAACAGCTGATTGCCCTGCTCGGCCTGGCGGCCGACGCCACCGACGAGCAGATCGAAACCGGACTGGCCGCCCTCAAGGCCCAGGCCGATACCGCCCACACCCTGCGCCAGGCCCTCGACGTGGGCGAAGGCGACGACCCGGCCGCGGCCGTGGCGGCGCTGAAGACTCAGGCCAGCCAGCGCGCCAACCCGGACATGAGCCAGTACGTGCCCAAGGCGGTGTATGACGAGGCCGCCCAGCAGCTCGCCGCGCTCAAGGCCGGCGGCGACAACGCCGAGCTCGACCGCCTGATCGAGGAGGGCCTGGCCGACGGGAGAATCCCCGGCCAGGCCACCGCGGACTGGCTGAAAACGCAAGGCCTGGCCGCCTGCAAGGCGCATCTGGAGGGCGCGCCCGCCATCGCCGCGCTGAAGGGCACCCAGACTCAGGGCCGCCAACCCGAGGGCGACGCTAAGGCCAAGGGGGCGCTCTCCGAGGCCGAGCTGGCGGTGTGCAAGGCCATGGGGTTGACCGCCGAGGCCTACCGCGCGGCCAACCCGGTCGAGTAACCCGCCACCCGGATCGCCAACGAGGAGAGTGCCGTCATGGCCACCACCAAGAACCGCAACACCCCGACCCGCGCCGGCTTCCGCCGTAGCGCTCCTGTCGCCGCTGATGCCGTGTGCCATGCCGGCGCCATCGCTGTGCTCAACGCTACCGGCTACGCCGAGCCGGCCAGCACTGCCACCGGCCTCACCGCCCTGGGCGTGTTCCACCACTACCAGGACAACACCGGCGGCGCCGATGGCGACCAGACGGTCGAGATCGAGCGCGGCTTCTTCCACTTCGCCAACTCGGCCGGTGCCGACGAGATCACCCGCACCCTAATCGGCTCGGTCTGCTACCTGGTCGACGACGAGACCGTGGCCGCCACCGACGACACCGGAGCCCGCAGCCCGGCCGGCATCGTCGACGACGTCGACGCCCACGGCGTCTGGGTGTGCATCGATCCCACCAACGGCGTCGCCGCCAGCGCCTGATAGGAGCCTCGAATCATGAACCTCACCAACGCCAACCTGCAGGTCCTGTTCCAGGCCTACAAGGCCAACTTCCAGCAGGGCTTCAGCTCGCTGGGCGAGCAGGCCGCGCTATACGAGCTGTTCTGCACCGTGGTGCCCTCCAGCACCGCCGTGGAGGTCTACCCCTGGCTCAAGAGCCTGCCGCGCATGCGCGAGTGGCTCGGCGACCGCATCATCCACGGCCTGGAAGGCGCGGACTTCTCGATCCGCAACCGCAAGTTCGAGCTCTCCACCGGTGTGCCCCGCGACAACATCGAGGACGACACCTACGGGCTCTTCGCCCCGGTGTTCGAGGAGTACGGCCGCAGCTCCCGCGAGCATCCCAACGAGCTCGCCGTGGAGGTCCTGGAGGCCAACCCCGAGTGCTTCGACGGCCAGCCGCTGTTCGACACCGACCACACGGTGCTCGACGAGGGCGGCCAGGAGATCTCGGTCTCCAACGACATGGGTGGCAGCGGTGATGCCTGGTACGTGATGGACCTCACCCGGGTGATCAAGCCGATGGTGTTCCAGCGGCGTCGCGACTACGACTTCCGCGCCATCACCAACCTCAACGACCACCAGGTATTCATGACCGACAACTTCGTCATGGGCGTGGATGCCCGGGTCAACGCCGGCCCCGGCCTGTGGATGCTGGCGGTGCGCTCCAACCAGGAGTTCAACGCCGACAACTACAAGGCCGCGCGCAAGGCCCTGCAGGCCATGAAGGGCGACCACGGCCGACCGCTGGGGCTGCGCCACAGCCACACCATGGTGCCCACCAGCATGGAAGGCGAGGCCCGCCGGGTGCTGCAGAACCAGCTGACCACCGGTGGCGAGACCAACGAGTGGGCCAACACCTCGCAGCTTATCCTCAACCCCTGGCTGGCCAGCGCCTGACGCTGCGCTGAGGTGATCTGAGCCGGTGCCGCCGCCCATCCGGGTGGCGGCCCGACAAGACCCACAGGAGAGCCCCATGACCACCCGCAAGCGCAACACCAAGCCCGCCGAGGCGAAGGCCAGCGAGTCGACCCCGAACACCCAGGCCGCGCCCGCCCAGGGCGAGGCCGTACCGAACACGGATGCAGCCACCGCCACGGATGGCCCTACTCAGGACGCCCAGCAGGATACCCCGCCCGCCGCTGGCAAGGAGGCAACCGGCACCAAGGATGGCGCCACCAACGCCAAGGCGGCCAATGGCGAGATCCCGGCGCTGTTCGTGCGCACCAAGCGGCGCTTCAAAAGCCGCCGACGCGCCGGCCACCGCTTCGATCGCAACGGGCATGGCATCGCCCTGGAGGCGCTCTCCGCCGAGGAAGTCGCCGCCCTCAAGGCCGACCCCGCCCTGGAGGTGGAGGAGTGCACCTTCCCGGCAGAGCCGGACGAGCCCGAGACAACCTGACCACGGCAACCGCCGCAGGAGGTGATCCATCTCCAGGCCGGGCTCTGGAAACCCGGCAGCCGCCGGCCCGCCGCGAGGCGATCAGGCGGCCTTTCATCCACCCAGCAGGTAGCGCGCCATGTCCTACATCACCCTTCAAGACCTGACCCGGCGATTCGGCGAGAGCGAGATCCTCGCCCTGGCCGATGACGGCACCGGCCAGGTCGACCAGGAGGAGATCGACCGCGCCATCGAGGACGCCGGCGGCGAGATCGACGGCTACGTGGCGGGCGGCGGCTACACGGTGCCGCTCTCCCCGGTGCCGAAGATCGTCGCCAGCTACGCCTGCGACATCGCCCGCTACCGCCTGTATGACGACGCCGCCACCGAGCAGGTGACCAAGCGTTACGAGGACGCCATCCGCTTCCTGCGCATGGTCGCCAAGGGCGAGGTGCTGCTCGGCATCGGCATCGAGGACGGCGGCGAGACTGCCGGCACGGTGGAGTTCCAGGTCGGCCGTCGGGTGATGCCGGGAGGGGGGTTCTGATGAGCCAGGCACTGCACCACGCCGACTACCTGGTCGCCGGAGGGCGGATCATTCAGCGGCTGGAAGATCTGCTCGAGGATCTTGAGGAGCTGAAGGTGTTGTCGGCGGCGGATCTCGCCGAAGTGGCCGAGCAGGCCCAGCACACCCCGGCGGTATTCGTGCTGTATGCCGGCGATGTGGTGCCGGGTGGCGCCGCCACCGACCAGGGCGACTATCACGTGCTTCGGCAGCGCTGGCTGGTCGTGCTGGCGGTGCGTTCCCCGCGCAAGCAGATGGGCGGGCAGAGCGTGCGCGATGCGGCGGGACCGATCCTGTCCCGCACCCTGCAGGCGCTCTCCGGCTGGCGGCCCGGGCCAGGCTTCGGCCCGCTAGTGCGGGTTAATGCGCCGGCGCCGGCCTACCGCCGCGGCGGCTATGGCTATTTCCCGCTGCAGTTCGAGGCCGTGCTGGCCACCCAGGCGGCATCGGTCGACTGATTCGGCAGTATCACCCAGGAGAGAGAACCGTGAGCACCAAGCCCCACACCACCAAGACGCCGGCGCCACGCCGCGAGGTCGATCTGGCCAAACCCATCATCCAGGGTGGCCGCGAGTTCAAGCCCGGCGACAAGGAAAAGCCGCGCCTCACCGAGGCGCAGATCGCGCGGCTGACCAAGAGTGGACACGTCAGTGCGAGTGCCAAAGGCGTCGCGAAAGCCAGCGCATCCACCCCCCAGGAGGGCTAAGCCATGCCGCAGTCACTGGACAACCTCAAGATCGTCGTGCCCGCGGGGCGCGTGTATTTCAATGCCCAGCGGCCCGACGGCAGCTACGAGGGCTACCGCTATCTGGCTCAGACGCCGGCCTTCACGATTACCGCCCAGGGCGAGAACCTGACCGTCGATGAATCGGACGGGCCAATCGCTGAGCGTATCCGCGACATCCCGATCCGGGTGACCCGCTCCGGGCGCACCACCCTTCGCGACATGGCGATCGCCAACTACGCGCTGTTCATCATGGGTGAGACATCCGAGGTCAACCAGGCATCCACCCCGGTGACCGACGAGGAGCACGAGGTGATGCCGGGTCGGTTCTACCAGTTGGGGCAGAGCGCCGCCAACCCCGGCGGGGTGCGCAACGTCGCCTCGGTGGAGGTCACCGACGAGACCGATACCACCACCTATGTGGCGGGCACCGACTACGTGGTGCATGCCGAGATCGGCATGATCGAGGTTCTCGAGGGTGGCGCCATCACCGAAGAGACACTGCATATCGACTATACCCCCGCGGAGGAGACCCGCCAGCGGGCCACCAGCAGCCAGCAGGGGGCACGTATGGGCGAGATCCGGTTCGTGGCCAACAACACCGATGGGCCCAACAACGACATCTTCGTGCCCCATGCCAGCCTGAGCCCCGATGGTGAGCTGCCCATGAAGGGCCGCGATAACCCCCAGGAGATGCCCTTTACCATTTCGGTGCAGAGCCGTCCGGGCTACGCCCAGGTGTATGTCGATGGCCGCGCAGCACCTGCCAGCTGAAGGGTGAACCATGACTGATCAGACCGAGACCGGCACGGATGCTGAGATCCTGTTCCCCGATGTGGTGGTGACGCTCTCCAGCGGCGAGCAGGTCACGGTGCGCGAGTTCCGCTACCTGGAGGGGCTGCGCGCCTGCGCCCTGGCTCGGCCGCTGCTCGATCGGCTGCGTGAGCTCGGGGCGTCCGCCGCCACCCAGACGGTGATCGAGACCCTGCTGCTGGAGCACTGGGAGACCTGGACCGAGCTGCTGTGCCTGGCCTGCGATCGGGACAGGCGTTGGCTTTCCCAACTGGCCGATCAGGACGGCATGACCCTGACCATGGCGTTCTGGAGGGCCAACAGCGGTTTTTTTATGCGTCGGCTGGTGTTGCATTCGGGGGCGGAGCGGACCCTGGGGGCAGTGCTGGCGACCCTGTGCCCCTCGCCGAGCTGTTCGATGAGCTCGTCGGCGCCGGCTACGGCCGAGACCCGCGAGAGATCGCCGACCGGCTGACCCTGCGCCAGGTTCGCCGGCTGTTTCAAGCCGTCGAGCGCCGTCGTGACCGCCAGCGCGCCGATCTGATCGAGGCCGTCTCTGTCGCCTGGGGCGCCAATCCAGCCGATGTCATCCGCCAGCTGCGCGATGGCGTAACACATACCTAAGGAGTCACGAAATGCCCCCTCTTACGCTGGGCGACCCTCACCCCTTCTGGATGCCGCTGATCGTCGAGCATTGCGATGATCAGGCCGAGCCCGCCGCCATGCGTTTCGATCTCCAGGTGCTCGATGTGGGCCGCAAGGCCTGGCAGCAGCTCATGGTGAAGCTGGACGAGGTAGTGGCTGACGCCACCACCAGCGAGCAGGAGCAGGAGGAGGCCGTGGCCGCTCTGCTGCTTCGCGTGATCCTCGATTGGCGGCACGTACAGGACGAGCACGGCAATCCGCTGTCATTCACTCCCGAGGGCTTCCGCCGCCTGCTCGACATCCAGGGCATGGCCCTGGCCATCGTGCAGGCCTACGACAACAGCTGCCCCCGGGCGATGCCCGGCGGCGCAGAGTCGTGAGCTAACCCATGGCCATGGCCGGTAACGACCTGCGCCTCGGCGTCCGCCTAGAGGCCGACCCCAGCAACCTGCGGGCAGGCACCGAACAGGGTGTGCGTGAGGTGCGGCGGCTGACCGAGCAGACCCAGCGCAGCGGCCAGCAGGCCCGGGGCGCTGCCCGCGAAACCCGCAGCTTCAGCGACAGCATGCGCAATGCGGCCTCGGCCTCGGCGGTGCTGCATGGCCCGCTGGGCGGCGTCGCCAGCCGCTTCTCCTCCATTGCGACCCTGGCGAGCAGGGCCGGCGTGGCCATGGGGGGCGCCGGCCTGGCGGCCAGCGCCGGGGTGATGGGGTATGTCTCCTTCACCCGAGCCGCTGGCGAGGCCGAACGTCAGCTATTGCGAATCGAAGCGCGCCTGCAGGCCACCGGCAACGCCGCCGGGGTGTCGGCGCAGGAGATCAATGCCTTCGCCCGCCAGCTGGCCGAGGACACGCTGACCTCTGCCGGCGCCGTGCGCGAGGCAGCCGCCGAGCTGCTCGGCTTCAGCAATGTGACGCGCGAGGACTTCTTCCGCACCCTGACCCTGGCCCAGGATCTGGGGGGCAACCTGGCGAGCAATGTCCAGCAGCTTGGCCGCGTGCTGGAAGCGCCTGAGGAGGGGTTGGGCCGCCTGGCGCGGCGCATGACCGACCTCTCCTTCGAGCAGCGCGAGATGATCCGGGAGATGGTCGAGAGCGGGCGCCAGGCCGAGGCCATGGGTGTCATCCTCGAGCACCTCGAGCGCCAGATCGGCGGCACCGGGGCCGGCGAGGCGGCGGGGCTGGCGGGCGCGACGGATACCCTCGGCGAACGCTGGACGCGGCTCAAGGAGAACCTGGGCGATACCGGCCCGGTGACCAATGCCACCAACGCCATGTCCGGGCTGCTGGGTACGCTCAACCAGTACCTGGAGGCTCGCCGAGGGCTCGAACAAGAGGGGTTCTCCGGCCTACCAGGGCCGCTCGGGCTCGGCGTGACAGCGTTGCAGCTGCGCAACCGGGCTGGGGAGCCGACCACCCCTCGGGTGGATACGTCTGGCCCCGAGGCGCTGCAACGCGCCCAGCAGGCGGCAGAGGCGGCTGCTGGGCGGCGTCTGGATCGTATTCGGGAAATCGAGAGCGAGGCCAATAACGAGCGCGTCGAGATCGAGCGCACGGCGAACGAGCGCATCATCGCAGAGCGTGATCGCATGCTGCGCGAGCTGGAGGGTCTGGCCGCCCAGGGCGGCATCAATGACGCCGACCTGGCCAGCGCCCGGGCTTCGGTAGAGGCCCGCGCCGCCGCCGCCATCGAGGCCGCCGAGCGCCCGGCCCGGGAGGCGGCTGAGCGTCGCGCCCAGGCTGAGGCCGAGCGGGCCGCCGGCCAGGCGGCAAGCAACCAGCAGGTGCTGCAAGGGCTGCAGCGCGAAAAGCAACTGTTGGACACGCTGGCCGGTACCGAGCGCGATCGCGCCCAGGCCATGGATGCCGCCGCGGCGCGCCTCAACGAGTTTGCCAGCCCCGCCCAGATCGAGCAGGCCCGCACCCTGGCCGGTCTGATCCATGACGCCATGGAGGCGGAGCAGCGCCAAGCCGAGATCCGCGCCGCCCAGGATGACCTCGACCTGCGTATCGCCCAGCAGCAGTTGCTCGCCCAGTTCGCTGGCGAGGAAACCCAGGAATATCGCCTCCAGGCCGCCCTACTGGAGCTCAAGCACCGCGTCGGCGAGGTAGGCGCCCGCCAGTTAGAGGAGCAGGTACGGCTCGCCCATGAGCTGACCCGGGCGAACCAGGAGCAGCTAGAACAGCAGCGCAACCTGGAAGGTATCCTCGATCGCGCGGATCCCACCCGGGCGCTCGAGCGTCAGCTGGAGCTGATCGAGGAGCTCAAGCGTCAGTTCCCCGAGTACGCCGCCGCCCTCGACCAGGCCTATGCCCAGGTCAGCCAACGCATCGAGGAGATCAACCGGGGGCTGCTCAGCACCACGGCCATCAATCGCCAGTTCACCTTTGGCGCCGCGCGTGGCCTGGATTCGTTTGCCGAGGATCTCGCCAACGGCCGCAACGCAATTGATTCCCTAGCCGACGCCTTCCGCCAGTTCGCCGCCGACTTCCTGCTGCAGATCGCCCGCATGATTGCCCAACAAGCCATTTTCAACGCCCTGCAGGCAATGGGCGGCGGCAGTCCGGGCGGGATCATCTCGGGCTTGCTGCAGTTCCACGGCGGCGGCGTGGTCGGCCAGGGCGGCACCTCTCGCGACCTGTTTGGCACCGCGCGCCGCTACCACACCGGCGGTATCGCCGGCCTAGCCCCCGACGAGGTGCCGGCCATCCTGCGCCGGGGCGAGGAGGTGCTGACCGCCGCCGATCCGCGGCACCGCGACAACCAGGGCGGCGGCGCGCCCAACGTGAGCGTCAAGAACGTCAACGTGTTCGACGCTGTGGACGTGCTTGAGCAGGCCATGGCGGACACCGCGGGCCAGAAGGTTCAGCTCAACTACGTGCGCTCCAATCGCAGTGCCTGGCGCAACGCTCTGGGCCTCTAGGCCTTTCTCCATAGGGATACACGACGATGCCGTTCCGCTTCCTCAACAACTATGCCACCCAGCTCGCTGAGCCGCTGACGATCGGACAGACCAAGCTCACCATCATCGGCAGCGGCGACGAGTTCGCTGATGCCTCGCCCAGCACGCCCTACGCGTTGACCCTGGTCGAGCGCAACATCCGCGGGGTCGACCTGCGCCGCGAGATCGTGCATGTGACCGGCCGGGCCGGCAGCGAGCTGACGGTGCTGCGCGCCCGCGAGGGCACTGGCGAGGACGACTGGCCTCAGGCCACGCCAGCGGAAGCCCGCCAGACGGCCGAGGGGCTGAATGAGGCCGCCCAGGCGGTCGCCGAGCATGAGGCCGAGGCGGATCCGCACCCCCAGTACGAGCAGGCCATTGAGGGAGCCAGCTACGCCCGCCAAGTGGCGCTATATGCCGGCCCCCTCGACCTCACCGACAACACCGCTTTCGTCGAGATCGCCGTGCCGGCGGGGCATCAGTTGTTCCTGGATGCCCTAGACCTGATCGTCGAGGCCGCCGATAGCGTGAGCGGCATCCCCGAGTTGCAGGCCGGCCCTGACGACCAGGCGCCGAGCGACTACCTCGCCGCCACCGCCGTCAGCGTGGATGCCACAGGCGAGCGTCAGGTAGAAAGCCCCGGGATGGCCGCCGCGGTGACGGCAGTGCGCGTCAGCGTGGCCACCGCCGGCAGCGGCACCGCCTGGTCGGTGCGCCCTGTGCTGCGCGGCTATCTGATGGAGGTGTGAGGTGCTCAACGCCTGGCCGGTCAACACCCAGATCCTGCATGGCGCCGATGCCCTCGAGACCGAGGGGCCGGTGGTGCCGCCCGACGGCGAGCGGCGCGCCTGGCCCTTCGCCATCGCCTGGCCGCCCAGCGGGCAGAGTGTGCAGGAGCGCTACCGCTACCTGACCGAGATCCAGGTCTCGCGCTCCGGGCGTGAGTTCCGTAGCGCCCGGCGCAGCCGTCCCCGGAAGCGTCTGGAGTTCAGCTGCGTGCTGCATGATGGCGGCCTGGCCACTTGGCAGGCCTTCGTGCATCGCGCCCTGGTCCAGAACCTGGTGGTGCCCCAGCACCACCTCGTCCGCCATCTACCCACCGAGATGCCCGAGGGCACCGGCGCCCTCTATCTCGAAGACTCCCCCGACTGGATGCTGCCCGGCCTAACCATCGTCATTGGAGATGGGCCTCGGCGCGAGGCACTGACCATCGGAGCCGTATCCGGCGACGTGAACTACTTCACCGGCCAGAGCCAGCGCAGCTGGCCGGCTGGAGCCCCGGTGTATGCCGGTTTGATCGGAGTGCTCGACCAGGCCCACCAGGCAGAGCTGCTGACTGCCATGGTGGCGCGCCTGGATCTCACCTTTTACGTGCGGCCGCTCTCCGAACCGGCGCCGTCGCCCGCCGAACCCGCGCTCACCTTCGATGGTCGCGAGGTGTTCCTGATGCGTCCCAACTGGGCGCAGCCGGTGAGTCAGTCCTGGGTGCGCCCGGTCGACGAGCTCGACTACGAGACCGGCCCGACCAGCCGCTACTCGCCGGTGCCCTTTGCCGCGGACACCCTGCAGGCGACCTACGTGGGCGCCACTCGCGAGGAGGTGCAGGCCATCGTCGACCTCTTCCACCGCATGCGCGGCCGCCAGGGCGAATTCTATGCCCCCAGCTGGCTGCCGGATCTCACCCTACGAGAGGGCCTGACCGCGGGCGCCACCACCCTGCGGGTGCAGGGTAGCGAGGTTGCCGAGGTCTACGCCGCCAGCCTGACCCATCGTGCCCTCTTTGTGCGCTTACGGGGCGGCGAGCTGCTGCTGCGCAAGGTGCAAAGCATCGGCATCGTCGACGATACCCAGGGGAGGGATTCGGTCATCAACCTCGACAGCGCCTGGAGCGACAGCGTGCCGGTGAGCCAGGTAATGATGGCCGGTTGGCTGCTGCTACGCCGCTTCGCGTCAGACGATCTCACCGTGGAGTGGCGTACCTCGGCGGTGGCCACCGTCCAGTTCGGCATGGTCACTCTGGAAGCGCTGCCCGCAGAAGCGTTAGACACGGGAGGGTTCTAACAGTGTTCGAGACCTTCTTCACCAGCCGGTCGCTCTCCCGCCCGGTCTACCTCTACGACATCACCTTCGCCGAAGGGGATGCGGGGCGTCTGCGGCTGACCTCGGCGGGCACGCCGATATTCACCAACGGCGGACGCTACGACCCCGCCCAGATCAAGCACGGCGAGATCGAGAGTTCGGGGACGCTGGACAACGCCACCCTGGAGGTCAAGACGCCGCGCTTCAACCCGCTGGTCGAGGTGTTCCGCGTCTACCCGCCGGAGCAGGTGGTCAACCTGGTGATCTACCGCGGCGAGCTGGACGACCCGGAGGCCGAGTTCACCGCCGTGTGGTCGGGCCGCATCCTGAACTTCGGCATGGAGCTGCTGGAGGCCACCTTTAGCTGCGAACCCATCGCCACGGCGGTGCGTCGCCCGGGGCTGCGCCGCAACTACCAGTACGGCTGCCCGCATGTGCTCTACGGCCCCCAGTGCCGCGCCGACAAGGCCGCCGCCAGTGTCGCCGCCAGTGTCGCGGCGACGGACGGTTCGGTGGTGACCCTCAACGCCGGCTGGAACGCCCACCCGACCGCCAAGTACCTGCGCGGCATGCTGGAGTGGCAGACCGAGGCGGGCACCACCCGGCGCACCATCCTGCAGGTGATCTCGCCCACCGAGCTGCTGCTGGCGGGGGTGGTGCGCGACCTGGCCCCCGGCACCGAGGTGACGGCGGTGCTGGGCTGCGGGCGCATGGGCGACGACTGCCTGAACCTGCACGGCAACATGCTCAACTACGGCGGCTGCCCTTGGATCAGCGAGATCAACCCGCTGGGCCAGCGTAGCCCGTTCTACTGAGAGGAGTTCGAGATGCCGGCTTTCCTGATCGCCATCGTGGTCGCCATCGTGCTGGCGGTGGTCGCCTACATGCTCATGCCCAAGGCCAAGACCAACACCCCGGACATGGCCCGTGACCTGGAGACGCCGACGTCGGAGGCGGGACGCCCGATCCCCGTGGTGTTTGGCGACATCACCATCAAGTCACCCAACTGCCTGTGGTACGGCCAGGTCCAGACCACGCAGCACGAGATCAACGTATGAGCGAGGAGCGCTTTACCCTCGACGACGTGATCCGGGCGGGCGGCTGCCCCGCGGGTATCCGCCGCTGGTTCACCGCCCGGGGTGACGACCTGCCCCCGGGGGTCGAGCTGCGCAGCTTCCTGCGCGAGGGCATCACCCTCGACCAGGCGCGCGCCTGCCGGGACGGTTTCGTGGACCGGGCGATTCGCCTGAAGGAGACGCGTCATGGGCGGTAGCAGCAAGCCGAAGATGATCGTGACCCGCTACTACCTGTCGGGTCACTGGGGTATCTGCCAGACCGCCGACGCGGTGCGAGACATTCGCATCGGCGAGAAGATCATCTGGAAGGGCATGGCGCGCAACAACGGCACCGTGAACATCGCCCGGGAGGGGCTGTTCGGGGGCATGAAGAAGGAGGGCGGGGCCAAGGGGGGCATCGACATCATGCTCGGCCGGGACAACCAGGTGCCGCCGAAAAGCCTGATCTCGCGGCTCAGGATCGCCGCCGCCAACGTGCCGGGGTTTCGCGGCATCACCTCGCTGATGTTCCACGGCGGCGCCTTCTGGGACGGTGACGTCTACGGCGACCCGGTGGGCGGTGACGGCGGCAGCGACTACGGCGAGAGTCGGACCATCTTCGGCATGGCGACCTCGGTGTTCGCCCGCCTGGCCTATCGCAACTCGGCCTTCTACTGGGGCACCCAACCCTATTTGAAACCACTCTGGGTCACCGTGCAGCGCATTCCAGTGCGAGAACTGCACTCCGGTACGGCGGAAATCCCCCGTCTGTCTGACAACCCTGACTGGGCGGCATTCTATGAAGGCTTCGAGGCCGGGCTTGACGGTTACCTCTCCTACGAGGACTTCGGCAACGTCAACGATCCGGCGGACCCCTTCAGTTACTTCGACGTCGTAGACGGTTACCTCGGCGCCGGGCTCAGGGTGGGCCCCATCCCGGCCAACGCTTACACCACACACCCCAGCGTCTACAAGGCATTGCAGGTGGTGGCACCGCTGACCCGGGTGGAGTGTAAGATGCGCCTCGACCAACTGGAGGCAGATGATTCGGGCTGGCTGGTGCTCAGGGACGCCAACGGAAACTCCGTATTTAACGTCAGCGCCGGACGGGACTCGGGGGTGGACGCGCTACAGCGCCCCACGGTCAGTTTCATCTACGCCGCGGGCAACCTGGGCACGGCGCTGGGCTCCGGCCCCCTGGAGATTGGCGTCTGGTACACCTTCGTGGCGGAGTTCAACCCCGCCACCCAGACGTTCACCGCCCGGATTGTCCGAACAGACACGGGAGCCGAGTTTGGCAGCATGCAAGTGCAAGTGCCGGAGCCCTTGCCCGTCAGCACGGTTCACATCGAGTCAGATGCCTCCGTCTCCCGAGCGGCCGGCGCATCTACGTGGGATGAAATTCATGTCTTGACCGGAACCCCGGTGGTGGACGCCAACCCGGCCCACGTTATCTACGAGTGCTTGACCGACACCGACTGGGGGATGGGCGCCAGCCCGGGGGACCTCGACACGGCCTCTTTCCAGTCTGCCAGCGTCCGCTTATTCGAGGAGGACTTCGGCATCGCCATGGCCTGGATGGCGCAGTCTAGCATCGAGGACTTCGTCAACGACGTGCTGGCACATATCCAGGGGGCGATCTTCCCCCACCCGCGCTCCGGCAAGATCACCCTCAAGCTGCTGCGCGACGACCTCGACCTCGACAGCCTCAAGACCATCACGCCGGACAACGCCAACCTGCGCAGCTTCTCGCGCAAAGGGTGGGGGGAGACGGTCAACGAGGTGGTGGTGACCTGGACGAACCCGATCACCGAGAAGGAGGAGACGGTCTACGCCCAGGACCTCGCCAATATCGCCCAGCAGGGTGGGGTGGTGTCGTCGAGCAAGAACTACCACGGGGTGCGCACGGCGACCCTGGCCAGCCGTCTGGCCGAGCGCGACCTGCGCGAGGAGAGCGCCCCGCTGTGCGCCTGCGAGGTGGAGGTCAACCGCGAGTTCTGGGACGTGACGCCGTTCGAGGGCATCAAGGTGACCTGGCCGGAATACGGGCTCGACGAGCTGGTGATGCGGGTGATGAAGGTCAACTACGGCGACTCGGCCTCGTCGACGATCCGCCTCTCGCTGGTGGAGGACGTGTTCTCGCTGCCGCTGGCCAGCTACATCGCGCCGGTCACTGGGGAGTGGCAAGACCCGTCGGTGCCGCCGGTGCCGGTTTCCGCCGCCCGCCTGATGCCGCCGCCCGCCTGGGTATCGGCCCGCCTGGGTATCGGCCTCGACACGCTAATCCACTCGGACACCGGCATCGTGCCGCTGGCGGTCAACCCGACCACCGCGGAGGGCGCGACCTACGACGTGCTGCGCGAGACCACCACGGCCTCCGGCGAGGTCCAGTGGGAGCAGGAGCTGGGCGACGTACCGTTCCCCGCCACGGCCGAGCTGCCCGCCGAGCTGCCCGCCGAGGTGACAACGACCGGGCTGCTGCTGGCGGGGATGCTGGGCGAACCCCCCATGACCGAGGACATGCTGCTGATCGGCGACGATGACCTCCCGGACGAAGCGCTGGAGCTGGCGCTGGTCGTCGCCACCGACCCGGAGACCGGCGGGCTCACCCTGCGTCGTGGCGTGCTCGATACGGTTCCCCGGGCCTGGCCGGCGGGCACCAGGGTCGCGGTGACCCGCGAGTTCCACTGGCGCCCGCTGCCGCGCACTTTCCTCGACGGGCAGAGCGTGACCCTCAAGTTCCTGGTCAGTACCCCGGGCGGCATGCTGGAGGAGTACGAGGCGCCGGCGTTCACCGGCCTGGCCGTCGCACGGCCGACGCTGCCTACGCGCCCGGCCAACCTGCGCGTCTTCGGCGACCTCTACCCCGACCCTGACCACTACCCGGAGTACCCGGTGACGATCACCTGGAGCCACCGCAACCGGCTGCTGGAAGATTCGGTGATGCTGGCCTGGGACGAGACCGGCATCCCGGTAGAAGCGGCCGTCGAGTTCCGGGTGCGGGTCGAGGCGATCCAGGAAGACGGCACGGTGGACGGCACGGTGGCCGACGTCACCCAGGCGGGCACCAGCTACGAGCTTCCCGAGGGTGCCATCCCGGCGGGGCTGATGGGGAGCCCGTTCATGCGCGCCACGGTCACCGCCCGGCGAGACGGATTGGATAGTTGGCAGTCGCCGTCGATCCGCTTCCGCGGGCCGCTGCGTCCGCCGCAAATCATCTGGGTGGAGGCGTCGTTGTTCGCCCCTGAAATTATCGACGTAGAACCTACCTGAGAGGTCAACATGCCCCTTAAAATCGTGTTTCGAGAGTTCAATGCCAGCGAAGACGGGTTGCGTTTCTACGTCAGCTCGACGCCCATTGATCCGGGTAATCCCCCGGTCCCTGTCGACGAAACGGGCGACAGCACGACGCTCACCGACGAGTCGGCCTTGTTCGGGGCGAATGCCGTCAGCCACACCGTGTCGTGGGACGAGACGCAGAACGCTTTTGTACGTGTGGCGGCGTTCAAGGGTGATAACGAGGTTGCCAGTCAGGAGTGGTACTACGAGGCCGACGGGTCCCAAGTGCCCCTGGCCGGTCTGGACTTCTGGTATCCGCTGACCAATGTTTCCGGTGGGACGGTGCCTGATGCCATGGGCACCTATGATGGTCAGTTGATGGGGGGTGCCACCGTGGTCGCCGGGGCTTTGGGCGGGTCGGCCATCGACTTCGACGGTGACGGTGACTACCTTGCCACCGGCTATCGGACGTCCGGTGGCAGCTACACGCTCAGCCTGTGGGTAAAGCCCCGCTCCCTCAACACCACAGACAATCCGGTCCTTTACGCCGAGGTATCGAATACCGCCAACGACATCGGCGCCTTCCTGTGGGTGACTTCCTCGAACCAATTGGAGTTCGGACACTTCAAGCAGGTCAGCGGAAACTATGACGGCGTCTCTGCCGGGGATTTCTCCCTCTATACCGGAGGCATGGTCCACGTATGCGTGGTCCGGGAGGACGGGGTTGCCCACCGGGTGTACCTCAACGGGGAGTTGGCGGCCGAAGGTCCCTGCACGTCCGTCACCGGCCAGGCATCGTACCCCGGCACGCTAGGGGGCAACCCTGACGCAATGAACCCCGGCCCGCGCTGGTTCGACGGCATCATCGAACGGGACGTTCGTATGTACAACCGAGTTCTCGATGCGGCGGAAGTCCAGCAGCTCTACGCGGAGCACGCGGCGGACGTCCCGTTCACCCTGGACGAGAACTTCGTGTTCACCGACGAAGGGGACGACCTCACCCCCTGGAGCCAGGTTTCCGGCAGCAACACCGTCTCGACCGCGGGCAGCGAGGTGTACCTGCCCGCGGGGTCGTCCAGCAGTCCCTCAACTGCGAAGCGAAGCCTCAGCATCCCGGCGATGGCCACCGACTCGCTGATCTTTGTCAAGATGCGCGCCTCTTACCTGTCCGGCAAGCACGCCTACTTGTTGTTCCTGAACGGATCAACCCAACTCCTGTACCTTAATTTCGGGTACGACTGGGTGGCCGGGGCTACTAGCCTGGGGACCGTCAGCGTACTGAATACCGTCAACACGGTTACGCGCGTTCTCGAAACGGGGGTGGACTACTCAGCACCCCGGGAGTATGCGATCCACATTGATCGCAAGTTCGACCAGATTTCCTTCTACCTCAGAGAGCCCACCGGGTGGAAGTTGTTGAACTCGATGCCGTACTTCTCGGCGTTCGGGGCGGCCAATGAGGTCAGGCTTGTCCAGGGTGCTTCGAGCGGGGATATGGAGATCGCCCTGGACTACCTTAGCTGGGCGCGCCCGAACTTCGCTTCCATCGGGGACAGCATCACCGCGGGTCACAACTTCTTCGACCCCGACCCAACCTTTTACGCCGGCATCGACGATGTGCGTAATTCTTGGCAGGGCCACTTCCAGTTTGCTGGATTGCGCAACAATTTCGTCGTCAACAAGGGGGTCGGAAGCAACACCAGTGCCATGATCACGAGCCGGATCGGAGATGCCGCCGGGCTGGGGGCGAAGTACGTGTTCGTCCAGGCGTCCAACAACGACGCCTCTGGGGTTCCTCAGTCAACCCGGACGAGTAGTATCCAGGGGTCGGTTGACGCGGTGACGGCTTCCGGCGCCCGTTGCGTGCTTTATAACGCTATCTATCCGAACGCCAACAACGCCAACCACCCCGGCAGTGCAGCGTATGCTCAGGACTGGTGGGAAAACTACCGCTCTCAGGTTACTGGCGTCTATCAGGCTATCGACGTGATGGCCGCCCTGGCCGATGGGGCTGGGTACATCGACCCCGCCTACTGCGAGAGCGATGGTATCCACCCGAACGCTGCGGGTTTCGGTGTGATGGGCGATTACTTCCAGACCACGTTCAGCCACACGGAGTAGCCACACCAGGCATCGGCGCCCGCCGCGCTGCGCTGATCGGACAGGAAGGCGTGCTCTCCGCCCAGATCGCCGAGGCCGAAAGTGCGGACGAGGTGGAGGCGGTGGCGTGGGCGGAGCCGGAGGAGGTTTAGGTTGGCGATCCATCCTCAGCTCTAGCGGACCCGCTGGTTCCTCAGTGCCAAGTCTGCCGCGAAATTCATCCAATCACCTCTCCCTGCCCTTGTGCCAAATATACCGCGAGGCTGTGCCAATTGCGCCGCGCGGTTACACTATCTGCCACGGATCGTCTTCGAGTAGGGATCGGCATCAACAGCCTGGCCCCGAAAACACGAAAGGGCCTGCGACATCGTCGCAGGCCCTTGAATTCGTGGCGCGCCCGACAGGATTTGAACCTGTGACCCCTGCCTTCGGAGGGCAGTACTCTATCCAGCTGAGCTACGGGCGCGCAGTGCCTGGCGCAGACACCAGGCGGTCGACATCCTAACCGCCTCGCCGGCGCCTGTCCAGAGTGGGCCGGCCGCGTCGCCGGGGCCTCTCATGCGAATGGCGGGGGGTGCAGCATTTTCCAGCCGCCGGGGATGCCGGTATACTGGACCGCACTAAAATACGCGTC